ATACTGGCCCAAGCCACCGGGCATCTGCGTTATCACATTGAGAATCAGCGGCTTCGCGAGCGCTTGCCATACATAATCCATGAGGATACGCTTGAAGGCGTTCTTCATGGTGTCGAGCATGCCCTCCCATCCGTCGATGTTCTTGTCGAACGCGGAGTCGAAGGCGTCGCGCATCGATGATTCGATGCCCCTGTAGAAGCCGCTCCACTCTTTCTCGAGCATGTCGGCCTGTTCCTTCGCCTGCGCCTCCAGCCAATCGAAGTGCGCACGCTGCGCATCGGCCTGCAGGTTCAGCTCCTTGATTACGGCCTGCGTCTCGCGCTCGGCCATGTTTTCCTTCACCTGCGCCCAGCGCTCGCGATACGCCATTTCTGCGGCCGCGTTCCTCTCCGCGGCCGCGTTAGCCTTGCGCTCGATGTCGAAGATCGCCTTCTGCTCGTCCTCGTGCTTCTTGATACGCTTCTTCACGTTCTCGTCGAGCACCTTTAGTGCGCGTTGCTGCTGCGCCTCATACTCGTCGCCCCACTTCTTCGCCGCGTCCTCAACCTGCTTGAGTTCAGCAGCGGTCTTCGTCACCGCATCCTTGCCGATCAAGCCCTGTTCGCCTGCGGGCTTCGAGATTTCTTTACGGAAGCCGAGCAGGAAAAGGAAGAAATTCGTGATCTCGCCTTTGTTGATGATCTCGGTGAGATCGCGCAGCGATGTGACGAGGAAATCGAAGAACGACTTGATCGTGTCGTTCACCACACTGATGCTGCCGATCGCTTCGGCGAGATCGGAGAAGCCTTTCTTCGTGTTCGCCAGCGCACCGGCCAGCGTGCCGTTCATCTTCTCGGCTGCGCCACCATACGCGCCCTCAAGCAGCTTGAGCAGCTCGCGCTGCGCAGCGATGGTCTGCCCGCCCTCGTCGAGCAATTTGATGTAGGACTTGGTGCCCTCGTTGATGTAGCCGATCTGACGCTGCAGCCTCTCCATGCCCTGCGCGGGAGAGGCCATCGCCTTCGCGAGCGTGTCAGCAGCACCGGGCAGATCGGTCTTCATCTGCGCCGCGTAGTCAGCGGACACCTTGATCAGTCGAGTGAAGACCTCCTCGCTGAAATCGCCGAATCGCAGGATGTTCGCAGCCGCGTCCTTCACCGACTCGTCATCGAACTGCGTGGCGCGTGCGATGCTGTCCGCGAGTCCTCCGACCTTCTCAGCAGTGATCTCGCTCGTCGCAGCGAGCTTGCTGATTGAGAACTCCATACGAGCCGTCGATGCCTCCGCTTCCGCAGTAGCGGTGACGATCTCGCGCATGCCGAGCGCCGCGACTGAGAGGCCGAGGAAGCTCTTGATGCTGTTGTTCACCGAATCGGTGATCTTGTTGAAGCTGCGATCGAGGGACTTCTCGAAAGCCTTAGCCTGCTTCTCGACCTTCGACAGGCCAGCGGTCCACTGGACCGTCTCGAGCAGCATGTTGACTGACAGGCTTCCGAGATTCCCACTCATGATCAGCTCCTCTTGATCTTGGTGTGCCGCAGACTCAGCGTGCCAAGGTTCGACTCGAAAGTGTTGCGTATTGCTGCCACGCGACCGGCGTGCGTGGCCATCACTCGCTCACGCTGAGCTGCGACGATGGGCATATAGTCGAGCGGGCTGATGCGCGAGCCCCTACGCGCCACGGTCCGCGCTACGGTAGCGGCGACCACGCCAGCACGCAGGTCCGCACGGACATCGCCGAAAGGCTCGTCCGCGTAGAAGCGCTGCCACTGCATGTATTCCGCCGCTGACATCGTGCTCTCCAGTTCTTCTAGCGTGCGATGTAAGGCTAACGCTAGCCGGTGCCTGAATCGCTGGTCAGCGGTTAACCCTTTCCCGCGGCTTCCTCCGCCGACACCTGTTCCATGCCGTTCGCCTTGTTACCCGCTTTCAGCAGGTCGCCAGCGACGGCGACGGGGAACGCCTTGAGCGTAAGCAGGTCGTCCTTGTTGTTGAGGTCAAAGATCGGCTGTCCCTTTTCGTCGCCGAGAAAGCGAGCCAGCAGGCGCACGCTCGTGGGAATCGGCTCGGTGCCGGGTTCCTGCTTGGTGGTGTTGGCCTTGTTCATCTCATCCATCTCGCCCAGCGTCATGCGGCGAAGATAGACCACTCCGATCTCGGAGTTCGTGTGCTGCACGGGCTTCGCCACGCACTGAACGATGCGGGCCTTGAGGTCTGTTGCGGTGGTCATGTCGTTCCCTTATATGTGACTGCAGCACGCCATGCAAAGCCCCGGTAGCGCCGCGTGCAAAGCGCTACCGGGGAACTAGCGATTACGGCGTGATCTCGACGATCGTGGGCATGCCGGTGACGCGCAGCGAAACGCTGCCCGACACCGCCTGATCCACGCCGCCGCTGATGCTGAACTGCCGGACGAACGCCTCGAAGACGTATTCGAACTGCGCACCGTCCGCGCCGGGAGGCAGCGTGAGCTTGAACGCGCGCTTCTCCATCGCGGCCTTCGCCTCGTTGCACTCGATCTGGAACGGATCGTTCGGCACGAGGTTGACATCGAAGGTGAACGCGCCAAAGTCCTGCAGACCCTGCAGGTACTCGCGCGCGGTGCTGCACAGCGTGGTCACATCGACCTCCGCCGCCTGCCCGTCGAAGCCGCTGAAAGTCTTAGCCTCGCAGCCCGCGACGAAGAGCAGCGCCGTCGCCTCCCCCGTGGTGCCCGCCGTAGCGAAGCCGGAGGTGTCGATATCCACCGTGAAGCTGGTGCCCGCCGTCACCACCGTGACGACGCCGACCATGCCCGCGATCTCGGGCATGCCCACGACAGCGCCGAAGCGCACGACATCGCCAATCGCCACGGAAGCACTGAGCGACGACACGACAGCCTGCGCAGCTTTGGTGATGGCAGTGATGTCGTTGATGACAGTGCCGGTGCCGTCATCGATGGAGAGGATGCTGCCCTGCGCGTTGATTGCCTTGCTCTTGAAAGTCATGATCATGCCTCCTGTTCGCTGATGGAGAACTGCAGAATGCGCCGGTATGCCTTGGCGTCCGGCTCGTACGCCTCCTGCTCCAGAGTCAGCAGGTTCGTAAGGCTGAAAGACTGCATCGCGGAGACTACAGACTCGCGCAAGCTACGCACCTCAGCATAAGACAGCGAGTAGACGTCCACCTGCACTGAGTTGCGCATCAAGCCGCTGCTACCGCACAGCGATTGATCGGGTGCCGCGCTCACTGTCGCATAGCGAATCGCGGGCAGCTTGCAGTCCTGCGGAATCACCACGGGATGCATGCGGCCCGACACCAGCGGAGCCAACGCGTTGACGAGTAGCGTCTCAAGCTGACGGGCCATCATCGCCTCCCAATGTCAGGCGGGTTGGGATACTTGCGTAGCGCACGCTCTACACTACCGGCTATGGCGATCTTTCCCTGCTCGATGATGGTCGATGCGGCTTTGCCCTCGATCTGCTTCCACGCAGCGGAGAGGAACGGGCGCGGTGCTTCGCCCATCTTGCCGAAGTGAACCCACCACCAGTAGAACGGGTTGTTGCCCGACTTAATCTGCCTGCGCGTGTTCGCACGCACGCCCACTGTGTAGCCGACCTTCGTGCCGATGCGGATTCGTTTCTGCGCGATGTTGCGAATCAGATCACCACTACGCGACACGAACATGCCCCACGCGTTGACGATGGCCGCGTTCTTCGTTTCCTTCGCCACGCCGAAGGTGCCACGGTAGCTCACCGTGTCCACTTCCTTCTGCGTGCGCAGCATATTCACGCGCTTGGCCAGCTCGTCGAAGCCGACAGTCTTGGCATCAGCGACCATCGGTATCACCCATCGTGCTCTTGCACATCAGCTCCACGAGGCCGTGCTTCTGATGGACCATGACCGCGACCACCGACATGATCGCGTTCGTCTCGAGATTGACCACGCGCCACCTCGCATTGGGCACACAGCTCGGCATGTAGCGGATCGTGACGAGGTAATCCACCGCGTCCTTGAGCATCACCGCGTTCGCCCATTCGCGACCACTGAGAGGTTCCACGCTCGCGAGCATCGTGCTCGGCACGGGCGGATTCGAGGTCCAGTTGATGACCTCGCCTCCCCCATCATCCTGCGTGATGGTCGGCCTGTCGATGCGAACAGGCGTACGGAGGTCGCCTGCCCTGATGCGCGAGCGCATGGTCACATCCCCATGCTGACGCGATACGGCGCTAGCAGCGCCTTCGCGGATTCGTTGATCGCGATGATCGTGCCCACGGCCTGCGCCTCCCTGTTTTCAAAGAGATCGCCGAGATAGAGCATCGCCGCGTGCACGACAGCCTTGGGCGGCTCGCTCTCCGGTGCTGCCTTG